CTCTTGGTTGAGAAATCTCTCGCCAAGAGTTCACTATCTTCTAATTCAGTACATTCATAAAAACAATCTAACTCAACCTCTTTAGAATAAACACTATCTTTATTTAACTTAATTAATTTTTCTAAATTTCTAGTTCTTTCTAAACTAGGGTGAATATCGATTACTTCGTATTGTGCTACGACTTCCTCTAAGATTGTAATTGTTAATAATGATTTGACTAATGTGAAGATATTTAAAGGGTGATGCAACACCACTTTTATCTTCCTCATTTTTTCTTAAATATCTCGGCTCCTTTGAGTCCGTAAATACTAGCCACAATTGAAATAAATAAAGTCTGATACCAAAAAGGTAAATTTCCAAACTTATCAAAAAATATATCTATCTTTTCTTGTATAGAAGGGTCGTCACTAAAGACACTCCACACCAAGAGCAAAATTGGTAAACTTACGAGAATCAAAACGAACTCGTCTTTCCATCCTTTGTCATTTGATTGTCTTACTTGTGCTTGATACTCAACTTCACCATTTGCCATCTTACTAGCGTGTAAAAGTTCAGCGTCAGACATTAATATTTTTGCTTTTTGTTTATTAGCAAATATTTGAGCACCTGTTTTAAGTACTGTCGGTAATAGTGATAACCACATTATTTAATCCACCTATCTATTAATTTTTTTGCAATATAAATACATACGATCATTAACAATACTATTATAAAATCTAAAGTATTTGATCCTGTATCGACTTCAACCTTTTTTCCATCAAAAGCAATTCTTTCATTACCTTGTATTTCTGTGTTTAAAGGTTGTCCGTTTTCCATTTTTGCACATCAAAGCTAGGACATTGTTTTTTACTAACTTCGTTGTGTCCTATAATATTAATATTATTATATTCAACTTGGATTTGTTTTACCAAGTCTAATAAAGCTGTCCATTGTCTATCTGTAAAATTATCTTCTGCTGAATTGTCATCAGCCATACCGCCCACTAAACATACACCAATACTTTTATGATTATAACCAGAGGCGTGTGCACCCATATCATCACTTCTTCTACCAAGTTCAACTTCTCCGTTGCGTCTTATAATATAGTGATAGCCTACATCTCTCCAACCACGATCTAAATGCCACTTACGAATTTCAGTTAACCCAATATCCATTGAGGGTTTAGTAGCCGCACAATGGATAATGAGATATTTAGTTTCTTTTCTTAATTCCATTAGAATACAATTATGGCTCCCACCACAATCAATGCTACTGCCCATATAGGCAGTTTCCAGTTAGCCATGTCCACAGCTTTCCAAACATATTCCATAATTTTCTCCTATTTGATTTTGTAAGGGTCGGTACTCATACGAGGTGTCTTTTCTGGCTGAACATTATTCCAAATATCTTCAATATTTTTTGTAATGTAAGTAACCGCTGACCCCATATATGAATCTTTTGTAAGTGTATCGGCTATCTCTTTTAATGACCAACCACTTTGCAATAGTAGTGAATTAGATTTTCCACTTGCTCTTAATTCTCTACCTAATGTACTTTCTTCTGGCTTTACTCTTACCCATAAAGCAACAGGTGTTACTCCTGTCGGCTCTACTTGAAAATCTACATTTACAGAAACAGTCCGATCATCAATTTGTAGTCGAACATTTCTGCATTCCATTCTATTAGACATTTCAATTCTTGGGTTTTCCATTTAGTAATCGCTCTTTTTCTAACTCGCAGTAATGTATTATTTTGTTTAAATCTTCTATGCCGTTTTTATCTTTATATCTAACAATATATTTAATCACAACACCTTGTAAATAACTAAGATTATTTTCTTGTATAAATTCATAAGGCTGAATTTTATGATCCTTATAATGTGATCCGCCTATTTGTTTTTTAAATGCACTCATGGCACTACTTTATTCCAACGACCTCCTTTTGACAAGACCATTGGTAATAACTTAGGCAGTCCCTCAATAATAATTCCTGTGCCAATGATAGGTCGGTCTTTAAATAACTTATTGTACTCATACGCCAGACTGTCTTTATCTATTAAACACCCAACCTGTAATCCCCAATGCAAAGCAGATGGGTTTCCCCAATATTGGATATTGTATTTTGTATGGTAATGACCTTGCACTACATTCATACCATACTGTTGACCAAGTTTTAAAATGTTTGCAGTCTTTCCATGGCAAAAATAAACATCTTGTCCATTACTAGCTTTAATAATTATATCCTCGTGCCACTTCCAACCTTTGCCAACTTCTAAAAACTCGTTGTATTCTTTTATAAAGGCTTTGGGTAAACCATGGGTCAATGCTTTTCTAAATATTAAACTACCATGATTAGAATGCACTAAATCCATTTTTGGAAATAATTCTTCTAATTCGTGGATAGTTTCTATTGATTTTCTTAATTCATCACCTGCTGAAGCAAGATCTGGGTTTGGACTATGATAACTGATTGCGTGTCCATCTATCTCATCACCAATATTGACAATGCGTGTGGGTTTATATTTTTTCTTAATCGCTGTTAAGAATGGGATCATGTCTTGATGGTGGTGTGGTATGTGTTGGTCAGAAATAACCAAAATAACCTTTTCCATTTTAACCTCCTTAGAGTGTTATTAGGTCTATAAATGTTTTTACTGTCTCAGCAAATACGATTGTGAACATAAAGCACAATACGCCTATTACTTTCCATAAGTTTTTTAAGTTCGTCTTTATCTCAGAAATATCAATCTCAATATGTCGTAGATGATTTTTTTCAATAGTTTCTATTCGACTTTCCAATCGAATTAGAGTTTCACTATTTTTTTGACTCTGTGTCGGCATTAGCTTCCCCTTTCGATAGTTCAGCTTTAAGGATAGCTGTGTTAGCACCCTCTATTGTATTAAGCCGATCAGTTTCTAGTAGAAGTTTTGATCTTTCGTTTCCAACATATTGAAGTTGTGCAAAAGCTATCTTACCTTTGTCGGATAATTTAGTTTCGTCATATTCTTTTTTGTCTAGTGTGAACATATTATTCTCCTTCTAAAGTTTCAATCCTAGCTTTTAATTCTTTGATTGCACCAATAAGATGAGGTACTAATTTATCATAATCAACATTTTTAAGATATGATTGTTCACCATCTAAACTAACTCTGTTTTGATGTACTACGGTTGGTATAACAGCTTCTACTTCTTGTGCTATTAAACCTACATTAGTTTTCTTTGTAACAGTTTTTCTTTTTACAGGAGTACCTTCTGTTTTTATGTCTTTATCTTTTTTTAAAGGAGCAACTGCAGGAGTTTTTATATCACCTATTTCTTTTCCTTCAGGAATGTCATCATCTTCGTTATATAAAACAGCAGGTGTACCTATTGTTTCTGGATCTCCATATTCATAAAAAGTAGCAAGTTCATTTTCTTCAAATTCATTTTCATCAAAATTTCTTGACAGTCCTGCTTCAATATATTCATCAGTCCATTTATAAGTTACAGGTCTAAGCTGTGAAACTGCATCTAAACAATTTGTGATAGTTGTAACTTCTTCTTTTACGCTTTCATCAGAAGCACTTGTTAAATCAAAAGTTGATACTGTGCCTGATGTAAATGTGCTCGTACTTCTTGTAGTTTGTTGTGCAATTTTTGCTTCTACGCTTGTTTTATGAAACAATAGAATATTAGCATTACCACCAGAACTATGTCCAAAATTATCCATAACGAAACCATCTGCATAAGGAGATGAACTATTTCCTGCATAGCTTGAGAAGTTTGCATACATACCTACAGGAAAGTCAGCAGGTTTTGGGTCTCTGTCATCGTGAGCGTGCATACCTGCTACTGCTGAGAAAACTGACCCTGCAACATTAGTTCTTGGGACTAAACTAGAAAGAGTAGAAGTTTGACTTGCTCCTGTCATAATTCTGTTATCAGATTGTACGGATTGTAAATTACCATCTGAATTTATTGTCCATTGTTGTGTACCATTGGTATGAAATCTTAAATAATGACTACTGTTGTTACCATATATTCTAACATTAGAAGAGCCACCC